TTCATCCTCCTGCTAATGAGTTTCTCGAGTTCTTTAAAAGCCAAAATTTGGAACCGTGGGCAGTTGGGTTGCTCGAACTCGCGGTGCATTTCAAGTTCAGAGCTGCTCAAGCGGTACAACATCATGCCTACTTGGATTGCTTTAGCGAAACCACCGATTGGATGTTTCTTCTCAAAAATTCCCCCAAGGCAAAGTACGTCGTTGACAGCGTGATGTATAGCTTGGTACGGAAGTTTTACCTGAGTGAATATAGAGTGGTCTTCAAGAGGGACGTCGTTGGCGTCTACTCCATAGTCCTTGGCAGCATTGCGTAATGACACAGGTCGACAAGTGTAAGATCCTGACAGGGAAGCATAAACAACTTGAAGATCCACTAGATTTGGGTAATTGGATTCATAGGGCTCATTTAGTTCCTATGCTTCCTGCTTACCCCAGCAGTAGCATCTCACTCCTCGTTGCCGAAGCCTCTGATAGATAGAAAACTAGTCCAAATATACTCTAGGCCCATGGAACAGCAGGACAGTTTTCGTAGGGATGAACCAAATGGCCATGGCGTTGATTATACCGTTCTCTGCCTAGTTATTAACAATAGCAATAGATGACAAATTGGACGTGATGTACTGGTTGGCGTCATTGATCTCCGTAGTTATGGTTACATGAATGCCTTTATCCATGTCTAAGTGGGAGGTGTTTGGCTCGTGAATAACAGGCTTCAAGTAACGTGGCACTTTATTGACCTTTTAGTCATAGTACAGGTGCTGAGCAGCTGCCTTGCTGAGCTCAGCGTAGTTGTTCGTGCCGGCGATGTTAGCCATGGAGTCAAATGCTGCAGAAGGACCGGGGGCAACATTAAGTTACGCTGAATTAAGCTCAGGGAGAGTAACATGGTCGTTGTTGATTTCCTGATCGCTGTCGTCATCACAACTGTAGTTGAGATCTTCACAATTAATCGAAGCGGAGTACTCCTCGTCTTTTCTTGGTTCACCGATAGGAACGAATTCGGGCGCCCGACCATGAATGTCATCCAGCAGTTGAGGCCTAGGTACTTGAAGTACCTCTTAATGACGGTCACTAAAGTCCTCGAGAGAGTGCAAGTCTACTTAACAGTCGTCAAAATGTTCAATATCATAGGCAGGGGTGACATTGTTTTCAGAAGTCCTTTTAGTAATTACGCTGGTTCGGGCATCTTCCAATGTCTTTTGGATGAAATGAACGCTTCTGGGCAGACCAGTCGGGCTGACGGCGGGATGAGGCGGGTAATGAATCTCACGGCTGCGATTGTCTTTGGCAACGGACTTGTGGAAATATGTCAGGAGCTTTTGCCAAATGGATGGTTGAGTAGTGTTCTCTCGACGGGTGGCTCTTCTCCCAACGAGGGGTAGATGAATAGGGGGAGAGACGTC